AAGATAGTCGCTGCTGGAAGGCGATTTGGAAAGTCCTACCTATCTGCTTGGTTATTACTCATTAATGCTATACAGTCAGAATCTAAAGATGTATTCTATATAGCACCGACCTTTCAACAAGCCAAAGACATCATGTGGGCTATGCTGAAAGAATTAGGAAGAGATTTAATAGTACAAGCATACGAGAACACCGCAGTTCTTACTCTGATAAATGGTAGGAAAATATATTTAAAAGGCAGTGACCGACCAGAAACCTTGAGGGGCGTGGGCTTGTCATATGTCGTGCTTGATGAGTACGCCAGTATGAAACCTATTGTCTGGGAACAAATCATACGACCTACACTTGCGGATGTAAAAGGTAGAGCCTTATTTATAGGTACACCTGCTGGTAAAAATCATTTCTTTGACTTGTATCAAGACGCAATAGAAGATGAGGAAAACTGGGATGCGTTCCAATTCACCTCTGTTGATAATCCTTTCTTACCCCAAGAAGAGATAGAGGCTGCAAGTAAGTCAATGTCGTCTATGTCTTTTAGGCAAGAGTTTGAAGCGTCATTTGAAACCTTTAGTGGTGGTATATTTAAAGAAGAGTGGTTTACAGAAGATGAAGAACCAGAAGAGGGTAACTACTGTATAGCTGTTGACCCAGCAGGTTACGAGGATAGTGAGAAAGAACGCAATCTTAAACGCTCTCGACTAGACGAAACCTCTATTGCTGTTGTAAAGATAGACCGCGATAAGTGGTGGGTTAAAGACATTATACATGGTCGCTGGAACATTAAAGAAACGGCTAAAAAAATTCTTGGTGCTGCGGTTAGGGTTGAATGTAATTCTGTAGGGATTGAAACTGGAGCATTGCGTAATGCTATATTACCTTATTTGGAAGATGAAATGAGGACAGAAAACAAGTGGCTGTCGCTTGTAGAGTTGCGTCACGGTGGTAAAAAGAAAATAGATAGAATAACATGGTCGCTACAAGGTAGAATGGAACATGGTCAGATAACATTTAATCCAGATAAAGACTGGAGGGCGTTTAAAAACCAAATGTTAGACTTTCCAAATAAGATGGCACATGACGATTTGCTTGACTCACTCGCGTATATTGACCAAGTAAGTGTCAGCGACTTTGCCCACACAATTGAATTAGAAGAAGAATGGAGTCCAGTAGATGATATTGCAGGATATTGAAGATTTAAACGATAAAGATTATCAAGATGTATTAGAGTTTAGTGCTGACCCGACTACTTTAAAAATGAGGTATGTCGCAGCGTTGTCTATTATTGCAAATTTTGCTAATGACATAGACCCTACTTTAATACCCGATGATGAAAAAGTAGACTTATCTATATGTAAGATGATTATGGATGGTCACATTGAAATAGAAGAACTCAGTGATAGCGTACACTAAAACTGTGTTTTGTGTTATAATCGCAACAATTTCTTAGGAATACATTTTTATGCTTGACAAGAAGGAACTACAATACCAAGCCCTAGCTAGTTGGTTAATGTATAGATTAGATGGGTGGCGTAATCATCGTTCTCAAAACTATACTGCCAAGTGGGATGAATACTATCGTATCTGGCGAGGTATCTGGGATTCTTCTGACCGTACAAGAACATCAGAACGCTCAAGAATTATCGCACCTGCTACACAACAAGCTGTAGAATCATCTGTTGCTGAACTCGAGGAAGCAACATTTGGCAGGGGAAAATGGTTTGATATACAAGATGACATGCTTGACCAAGACAATAGTGAAGCAGAATACATAAGAAATCTATTACAAGAAGATTTAGAAAAAACTGGCTGTAAAGATGCAATTGCAGAAGTATTTTTAAACGCTGCAATCTACGGAACAGGTATTGCAAAAATTGTTGTTAATCAAAGTATAGAAAGAGCACCAGCAGAACAGCCTGTTGAAGGTTCAATGACTGGTATGCGTGGTATTACTGAGTACTCATCTATTGATGTTAAAGTAGAACCTATATCACCACACGAATTTTTGTTTGACCCTGCTGCAAATACAATTGATGAAGCATTAGGTGTCGCCCACGAAGTAATTAAACCTAGATATCATGTAGTTGAAGGTATTCAATCGGGTATATACCGTGATGTACCCCTAGATGGTGACTACGATACTGCAAAACTAGGGTTTGATGGAGAAATAAGACAAGCAGATGAGTCTGATTCTGTCAAAATAACAGAGTATTGGGGTTTAGTACCTAAAAGATTCCTAAAGAAAAGTGCTGATAAGGATGACTTCGAGTATACAAAGAAAGATGAGTTAGTAGAGGCTGTAGTAACTATATGTAATGATGAGTACATCTTGCGTGTAGAAGAAAATGCCTTTATGATGAAGGATAGACCTTTTGTTGCGTACCAACATGACATTATTCCTAACCGTTTTTGGGGTAGAGGGGTAGTTGAAAAAGGATATAACGCACAAAAAGCACTTGATGCAGAGATGAGGGCAAGAATTGACTCTATGGCACTGCGTAACACTATGATGATGGCTGCAGATGCTACTCGTTTACCTCGTGGAAGTAAATTTGAGGTTAGAGCAGGTAAAACTGTACTAACTAATGGTAATCCTAGAGATGCAATCATGCCATTAGACATGGGTCAGATGGATGCAAGTACATTTAACCAAGTATCTAGTCTACAAAACATGATTCAGATGGGTACTGGTAGTGCTGATATGTCTATGCCACAGCAAGAAACTGCAAGTGGTATGTCAATGATGCAGTCAGCGTCTATCAAGCGTCAGAAACGCACCTTGATGAACTTCCAGAACACATTCCTTATACCAATGATTAACAAAGCTATGTATCGTAAGATACAGTTTGATGTTGATAGATACCCTGTAACTGATTATAAGTTTATACCTTATTCTACTATGGGCATTATGGCTAAAGAGTTAGAAATGCAACAGATGGTGCAAATGTTGCAGTCTATACCTGCTGATTCACCTGCATTTAATGTGATATTGCTTGCTATGTTTCAAAATTCTAGTATACATAACCGTGACCAGATTGTATTTGGACTACAGCAAGGGCTACAAACAGACCCACAGATGCAACAGATGCAAGATATGGCTGCTCAGTTACAAATGCAACAAGCACAAGCTACGATACAAAAGACAACAGCAGAAGCAGCAGAAGAAAACGCCAAAGCACTCAAACATCAAGCAGAAGCAGCAGCATTAGTACCAACTGAAATAGATGCACAAGCTAAAGCTATTAGATTGGAAAGAGAAGCTATGGGAATAGAAAAAGACAAGGTAGATATGGCAAATACAATTTCTGAAACAGCTAGAAATCTACCAGAAGTAGAACATTTAAAATCTGAAACAATTTTAAACCTTGCTAAAGCAAAACAAGCAGGTAAAAAATCAGATATAAGTACACGAATACAATAAACTATGCCTAAAACAGATGAGCAGTTTTTTATAGACAGAATGTCTATGATGGAACATGAAGGCTGGTTAGATTTAAAAGAAGATATGTCAAATTTAGAATCTAATATTACTAATGTAGATAATATTAATTCTGAGCAAGACCTTTGGGAAGTCAAGGGTCAGTTGCGAGTTATAAACTTTATATTGAGTTTAGAAACAGCAACTACAATAGCGTTGGAAGAACTCCAAGATGGAAATCCAACATAGTTAAACTTCATAACCCCACGAGGGCGGAGAAAAAATGAGTATAGTAGTAGATGGTAAACCAGAAACAGGAGAGCCTGTACAAGAAACGCAGGTAGAACAAGTAATTGAGGCAGAAGCAGTAGCAGAACCAGAAGGTAATGTAGTTGAAGAAACCCCAGAAGTTGAAATACCAGCAAAGTATGCAGGAAAAACTCTTGAAGAGGTAATTGAAATGCATCAGAACGCTGAACAGGCGTTTGGTAAACAAGGAACGGAAGTTGGTGAACAACGAAAGTTAATCCAAAGTTTACTTGAAGCACAAAATAAAACACAAGCTACTATAGAAGAGCCACAAGAAGAGGAAGTTAGTTTTGAAGAGGCTTTTTATACTGACCCTGCGAAAGCAGTTAATGCAGCTATAGAAAAACATCCAGATGTACTCAAAGCTAGAAAACAAATGGCACAACAAGAACAACAAGCTAAACTTGGTGTACTTGAAAAAGCATATCCAGACTGGGAAACTCGAGTCGCAGACAAGAATTTTCAAGAATGGGTAGGTGCTAGTGAAATAAGGAAAGATATTTTCCGTAAAGCTGATACTGAATTTAGACCAGACTTTGCTATTGAACTTTTTGATATGTACGATAAAATAAATATGGTACAAAAAACACAAGAAGTACAAAAGAAAGAAAAGGAAAAATCAAAAAAGGCTTTACGACAAACTGTATCTGAAACTCGTTCCACACAATCTGTCGGTGGCAAGAAAATGTACCGCAGGTCTGATTTAATCAACTTGCAAATTACAGACCCGAATCGTTATGCTTCACTTGCTGATGAAATTCAGGAAGCGTATGCAGAAGGTAGGGTTAAATAATCATTTAATGGAGAAGTAAAATGGCTTTAGGTTCAAACCAAGTAACGACTTCCGTAGCTAATAACTTTATCCCCGAACTATGGAGCGATGAAGTTATTGGTGCGTATAAGTCAAATTTAGTGGTTGCTAATTTAGTAACTAAACTATCTCACAAAGGTAAAAAAGGGGATACTATATATATACCAGTACCCGCTAGAGGTAGTGCAAGTGCAAAAGCAGCAAACACTCAAGTAACACTATCAGCAGCTACTAATACGAAAGTAACAGTAAGTATTGATAAGCATTATGAGTATTCAAAGCTAATCGAAGATATTGCTGAAGTACAAGCACTAGCATCAATGCGTAAATTCTACACGGATGACGCAGGTTATGCTCTTGCTAAGCAAGTAGATACTGACTTGTTTGCCCTTACAGAGGGTTTACAAGGTGGTA